CGGGGGACACTTTAATCCCTGCGTGGCAGAGGTTCTAGGTAAATAGCCTAGTTCCTGTCTACCATACATCATTGTGTGGATAGGCTAAACTTAAAGTAGAGGCAGCCCTTGTATTATTTAATTATAGGGTGAAAGCTCTGGGACTGATATAAATGTAAAACAATGTTATTACAGAAATTGAAGAGTAGTGGGGTTCGCATCCCACGAATACCAAAGTACAAAAGTCTGTTGCCAACAACTGATGGTTTAATTACTATCTGTTACAACAGTAAATTAAAGATTAGCGTCAACAATGAGATTATCACACTCGGTGGTACTCGTGTTGGGTCATTAATAAATAGTTTGAAAGCTTTATGTCTAAACATAACGGTTTCTGAGGTATTGATGCCAGCCCATTTCTGGGTAGGCCTTATCAAAGAAGTCGCAAAAGTTTGCGAAACAGAATCTAAGCCAGCTTCATACATGAAAGAAATTTTCTTTCAAGCAGAAGTCGCGGCTAGGAGAACTGTTTATCCACAAAGCGGTTCTTGGACAAGGTATCCGAGAGTCGTTAGAGGAGTTGACAATCATAGGCGTATTCAACGCAAGTTGAATATACCTATTAGTCCGTTTCAATACTATATAATCGAATTATGCGTAAATTATAGAGACCATTTAATTACTATTTTCAGATCATTTGAGCTAATTGAACAAGATTTATCTTATTCATATGCGACTATGACTGAACCATATAAAGGTTCTCATAGTATCTTAAGAAAGTTTGGACGAAAAGTTCCATTACTTCTAAAGACTATGGGAGTCGATAAAGTGGTGGATCCGATGTCTAATACCGTAGTTTACGGTTCTTATCAATCAGGTCCTAATAGTTCTCCCGCGATTACTTCACATATGAAAGATCTTAAAGCACTCAAATCTGATACAGAATTGTATAAAGATTTAAGTAATCTTTTAAATTTAACAAATGCGAAGGTCGCAAATATTCTCCTTCCTTTAGAATATGATGAATCATTGAGTAGCATTGGTACCGAAGTAACAAAACCGAAAGGTAGAGTGAAAGATCCATGTCATTCAAAGGTAATTTATATCCCCGATGGGAAGTTTGGTAAAACACGTCAAATCGCAATTTGCGATATGATTTCTCAATCAGCAATGACTGGGTATAATTATGAGATGATGTCAATTCTCAGAAGAAATTCTGAATTTGATGCCACTTTTAATCAAGATGTTTTACCACATTATTTACAATATCACACAGGCAGTTCAGATAATACATCCAGCCTTCCTTGTTCAGCAGATTCAACTGCCTTCACAGATCGTCTCCCTAGAATCTTAAACTACTTAGTAGTAAAAGGGATCTTCGGAAAGATGAGAGCAAAGTCTTGGTTCAAAGTTATGTTCAATAGAACATTTACGATGAGTCCAAGTGCAATCAAGAATGGAACTCCCAACAAATTAAAATATTCTGTCGGTTCGCCGATGGGTCTTTTGACCTCATGGAGTAGTTCTGCTCTTGTACATCATCTAATCGTTAGGTTTGCACATGTGCAACTTAAGAAGAGATTCAGGTATATAATACTTGGAGATGACGTATGCATCTGGGACAGGTCTGTATATAAATTTTATACAGATTTTATGAGAAAGGTCGGAATTGATATTTCAGCAATTAAGTCAACAGATAATACAAAGTTTGTAGAGTTTGCGAAAAGAACTTTCATCCTTATCACTCACAATAACGCTCCTTATATTAAAGAGGTGACTGGTCTACCTGCAACCGCAGCATATAATATATGCCGTGGAGATGTATCCGGTATTACTGGATACTTAGGTCAGGTCGCAAATAGATCTTGTGAGATTGAAGTCAAGAATTTAAACTTCAATCCACAATGCTGGAATCAATATTCGAATGATGTTTTCGTAGCCTCAAAAGTTTGCAACTTACTTACTTACTTGATAGTAAATAGGCATTCTGCTTACAAAGGAGTTATATCTTATTTGTTTACTTGGCCGTTTCAAGGTCGTGGAAAGTTTCTACTTCCAACGATCTATGTAAACACTATTGTGCGCCAAATGGGCGTTCATAATGCTTTCTTGGCCAATATCATCAGCGAAAATTGCATATCACCTGGGGATTTCCTCAGGCAACATGAATTCCTCGCTCTCTCTAAACCACAACTAAATGGAATTTTCCAAGTAATTATGCTAGATGATATGAAGAAAGAAATTGATAAAGCTACTAAGTTAATAGAAGAGTTGTATAATGGAGTTTCGTCAGAGAGCTTTTCTGATATAGTTAAATTAGTTCAAATAGCTAATTTAAGTTGTCTAACAAAGACGTTATCAAAAACAGTTCTTGATTTCCTCTTCTCTGATATTGATATGATGAATGATGATGCTATTAAGCTACTTTTTGACTGTAAAGTCCTAGATTTGATATCTAGAGTAGAACAAATTAGTACATTATCATCAATCAAGAGGAGAGATCTAATCATGATTAGAAACTCACGACTAGGCGAAGAAACTTGTACTGTCCTGAAACGATTATCAGTGCAGACACTTATAGATAAATATAAATTTTTGGATTTTATGTCCGAATATTCAAATTTATCAGATAAAATAGATAGAAAGATCAGATCATTTGCACTACAGAAAACATGGTTAGATTATCTATCTGCACTAAACTAAGTTATACAAAGCTTAGATAAGAATGACCAGCTAAACATATGCTGTAGAGCATTAACTCTACACCGCCGTTGTTAAATCGCGAAATGCGACCAACGCCTGCATGCGCATACCTGCGCACACAGC